TTCTCTTGGCTGATAGAGTCAAACTCTTCAAATTTATAATCAAAGTCTTCAATATATTCCCATCTAACAATACTATTTTTCCACAATAATGCTGACTTAACCCATGTATTTAGGACTTCCCAACCAGGATTCTGTTTAAAGATTCCATAGTTAACAAGGTCAGAAGCTACTTTAGCTTCATGGAAAGCCTTAGGGGATGTTCCAGCAGGAATAAACCTTGCAATCTTATTGTTGTTAAACATAAGTTCAGCAAGAATAGCTGTGTATCCTTCAATAGCTTCTACAGTGTCTGAAGAAACAATCTGTGAAGCACCTTGAGGAGTCAGGTGAAACATCGGCATCATGCCGTATTCGTATGTAGCTTTCTGTCGTTCACGAGCTAAGTCGGAACTGTTTAGAAAGTCACCAACAGAGTTCATTACACCCTGTTCAATCATAGCTAGGAGTTCATTATCTCCTACTGGATCTTTATATCTATCCACAAAGCGGATGACATCTCTACTTGTATCACTCATTGTAAACCTTTCTTGGGTTTAGCGGTCGTGTCTACGACCCTTCTTACATTCAATCAATCAAAGTCTACAACAAGACTTGTATGGTGCTACTAATTCTTTAATCACCCTGCTAGTAGCCAACAAAGTAGAAGTAAACTTCTCTTAGGACACAAGGACTAACTCTTTCGGGGATTAAAATCTTTAGGGATTTTATCACCAATTTTTTCCTGTGGATTTAAAAGCTTAACAGCCTGTTTAGGCTTGATCAACTTTTTAAATTGTTCTTTTTCTTCGCCCCTTAGGGGTACATTCATTTGTGACATATATTTACCATTTAACCTTATTAGCCCAATATGCCGCAGACAATGGTCCTTTGGCAATATTGGATGCATGACGGGCTTTAAAAGCTTCATTACGTTTAGAGCCGTCAGGACTACCTACAGCACCTTGAGCACCAAAATGAATAGTCTTAATCTTATCACCAACCTTAGCAACAACTACGTGACTTTTAGTTTTGTGATTAGGTGTTCTCTTAGGTTTATTATAACCAGATACACCAGCCCTTGTTAGTCTTGAATCTTTTTCAGCCATACTATTTCCCCTTCTTAGCAGTCTTTGCAGACTCTTTAAAGCTCTTGTCTGTAGGCGCACCTTTAGTACCTACCTTACGCATTTTTTCTCCGGAACCCTCAGCAATGCGCTTACGCTTTGCATGGATATTGTCATACAATCCTTGTTTAGTTGCCATAATAATCCTTTATATCCATGTTGTTTCTATTTGCTGAAAGTTACCCATACGTTGTGAGAAGGGTACCGTTGTGTTTGTTAATCTATCCCCGTGTGTCCTGATAACCTCAAGAGCAATAGCAAGGGCAATAACTGTATCATCATTCTGGCCTATAATAGCATTTGTCTTTCCAGACTCATCTGCTACATAATTCATTAATTCACCAATAATAACCCTAGAAGGTATCCATATATCTTCTTGTTCAATAGCATTCTTTAAGAATCCAATGATAGCTGGTTTAGAAGCTGATGTTGTTCTCCAACCAATCCTACTACCCTCTTCTTTGGATACATTCGCCATCTTAGTCTGATAGTACATATTCATGTAACCCATCTGAGTTAACCTGTTTAATGTTGCTATACCCATAGAGTTAGACTCTACTGCTAACAAAGCATTATTATAGTACCTACCTAGATAAAATAATAAATCACCAAACTGACTAGGATCAATCGTATTACTGCGATAAACTGCGCACACTTCCCTCTGGGCATTAATGACCACTGCTGTAGAATAATCCTTGCCAACACCCAAAGAAACGTCAGCACCGATAGCAAAGGCATCTTCAAAAGTAGGATACTTAAATATCTCGATAGACCCATCTCTTAAATCCTCCATCATAGAGGATTCAAAATTAAACTCTCTCTTGGCTAATATTGGTTGAGGTATAAGTTTACTTAGCTTCTCAATGTTAAATACATTAGAGCCAGAAACAATAAATGCTTCCTCAGGTGTCGCAGGGTATTCTTGTCTGAATTTATTCTCACCACCCTCTGCAATCTTTAACCTTCTCCAGTATAATTGATCGTCACTCAAGTTGTACCTAGTAACTAATACTTCTTCTTCTGTTGTTCTCTCAAATCCTTCAGGGACTTTCCTCTGGTACTCCGTCATCAGGTACCATGGAACAAAGATAGCAATATAGTCATTCTCACCCTTTACAGCTCCCTGCCATAACCTGTGAAATGAATTCCCTACCCCATTAGCAGTACTCTCAAGAATAACTTCAGTCCCTTCAGACTGGGATATTCCTTGGAATAATCCTGCCAAAATCTTTTCATCATGCCCCCAAAAGGCTACTTCGGATAAGTGAGCAATAGTAGGAGTTGTTCCCCTACCAGCCTCAGGAGCACCAGCTGTGTATAACCGATATCCTGAATCATTATGCTCAAACATAATCTCTTTTGCATTTGACTTCTTTAACACAGGTCTGAATGTATCAGACATGTTATAAATGATATTCCTGGACATACCAAATAATGCATCACTAGTAGCCGCATCATGCGCCATAACTACTGACTTGTTGTAAGCATTAAAGTAACTCTTCCAGAATACCCTACCTGTCGTGTATGTACTTAATCCCATTTGTCGAGCTTTTAAAATAATAGCTCTGACTCTCCCTGTTTCCTTGAGTTGTTTCTCAAGTGCTTCATTCACAATCCTCTGAGCCTCATTAAACTCAAAAGATTGGAATCCCTTAGAGGAGTCCTTGGGTAAGATTTTTAATTGTTCTTTGGCGAATAATTCAAAGTCGCCTTTGTAAGCGTTTAATTTTTCACGCTTTTTTAATTCCCTCAGAGCCTCTAGCTTTTCAGAATTGTTTTGTGTAGTCATATATCTATAGATTAGCGATAGCTAAGCTATCTCCTTATGTAATAAAAATGTTTCTCTATTATGTACCGACTAACCAGTTGATTTTGCTAAAAAAAATTTCTAATAATTTTTGAAATGTAATCTTTTGTATACGTCTTTAGGGTACCCCCTACTTTTATAGAGGGTGTCGCTGGGGGATGTCGTGGGTAGATGTCTTTGTGTGTGTTTAAAAATTTGTTGTGTGTGTTGGGTGTACCCTCCTTGGGTTTCCCTGCCCCCCTTGTTCTCTCTGCCGTCTCGGTGCGTGGCGCTGCCCGTCTCGGCTTCCTTGTCTGCGCTGCTTTGGGGTTTGCTATGCCTTCTTCTGTTTCTCTTTCTCTTGTTCTTCTCTCTTGCCTTGGCTTGCTGTGCTCTTGCGCTGCTGCTTTGTCTGGTGCTCCGTTGCTCCCGTTGTTCTTTGCCTTGTTCTTCTTTGGTGGGGTCTTGGTTTGGGTTGTTCTTTCGTCTCTGTGACGTTCCTCTTCTGCGGTGCCTGCTTGTGCGGGTCCCGTGGTGGTGGTCGTTTTGTCTGCCTTGCCTTGTTCGGGGGCTTTCCCGTTCGTTCTTTGCGGTCTGTCCGCTGGGGGTTTTCTATGTCCTTCTCTTCTTTTGCTTCTTCTTTGCCCGTCCTCGGTGCTGTGTCTCCTGCCTCTCCTGTTGCTGCTCGTGCTGCGGGTGTTGCTTTTCTTTCTGGGTTGGCGGCTCGTGCTGTTGCTTCTTCTCCTCGGGCTGTTGCCGCCTCTGTGCCTCGTTCTTCTTGGTCGGGTTGTGTGGAGGTTGTTTCTGTGGTTCGTGGTGCCGACCGTGTCTCGGTGGTGTGTTCTGACGGTCGTGTGCGTGTTTGCCGTGTTGAGTACGCTTCCCGTGCTCTTGGTCGTCCTGTGTCTGTGGACGCTGTGTTTGCTCGGTTGTCTGCTCGTGTTGGCGAGTCTGTGCGGTTCCTTGCTGCTTTTGGCTACTCTGCTGACTCTTGGTTTGTTGCTTGCTTCTCGGACGACTCTGTCCTTTGAAGGGCTTTCTCGGTTGGCTCCTTTGTTGGGGTCTCCCGAGAGCGTCTTGCTCTGTTACTGGAGAACTGTATGCGTGAATTCTTTGAAGCCTTGTTGTGTGTTGTTGTGTTTGCTAGTATCGGCATCATGCTTGCTTGGCGTGGTTAAGTGCTTTGCCTGTTGGGTGTGTAGCCCAATGGACAGCGTTCTTGCTGTGTAACTGTCATAACTCAAGGAGATTAATATGACACATGTTCCCGCTAACCTTGGCTACACCTTTGGTTTCTCTAACGAACACTCAAGGTCTGATGACTTGTTTGTTGCTAATGAGTTTATACTCGCTTCTACAGATATAGATCTGTATGCTGCTGACCATGAAACGCTAGACAATCTTGGGATTGCTCTTGTTGTTGATTCGGAAGGTGGTCCTTCTGGTGTTGATGATAGGAATGGCCTTGATTGGATGGTTATGTGTACTACCATTGGTACGCATGGTCCTGAACCAATTGCCATTGCTGATATAAAGCTTAACCTATCGTTAGAACAACGTCAGAACTTATATGCTACTTGTGTACAGAATGTTTTGCATTACAAACGTAACCTTGCTTCTAAAGGAGAATAATATGTCTGTTCGTAAACGTAAATACAACCTTGTGTATTGTTTCCGTGTTGGCTCTTGTGCTGATGAAGTAAACATTTATACAAGAAAACGGTGTGTGTATCTTGCAGAATTTCTGCGTTAAACAAGGAGATAAAAATGTACCTAGTATACTGCAACAAAACAAGTAAACTAATTGACAAAGTAATGTCTGCTAAAGACTTACTTAAGTACAAAGCAGAAGATGTGACTGTTCACATCGTACACCTGTAATTAACTGCTCTTCTCGGGCTTACGGAGAGACCACTTGGGGTAAGTACCAAGCTTT